CGCCCAAAATGATGATTTCCAAGCCTACCATGTCCGTGCAACCGCCGTGTACCGACCGTGCACCCGCCGTGCAACCTAAAATCATGCCGAATATCAGACAAATACCAAGGAATCTTGAAGTCCGGTGGCTAATGTGGGCTAGTCATCGCCGGCGGGAGGTGGTCTGGGTTGTGGTGCGGCAGCCCCACAAGCCAACGCAACCCATACCCTGGGCGAGGATATTATTTAATAAAACTTCAAGTAGAGGAATCGGCCCGCCTCAATTGTGAAGGAAATAGATGAGACACCCCTGCCTGAAAATGAAAGTGTAATCGTAGACTTGCTTGTTCTGGAGACTTGGATCACTCTCTGGGCGGACAATCTGCGATTGATTGAACGCCTTGAGACCTTAGAGGTCGAAGTAGCCGATCTACATCACCGACGCAGGGTCTCCCGCCAGCAAGCTGTAGATCAAGACCCGGAGTGGCACTGATGAGAGTGGCGCCGACGCCTATGAGAAGCTGCGTCGTGTGTGAGAAACCGATCAGTGTCAAGAACACCTACAGCTTGACGCGGATAAAGAAGAATCAGGAGTGTACCCGCTGCGGGCCCTGTTATCTCCAGTGGAAGCATACGAAGAGGTTCGATGCCATGATCGCTGTCCTCGTCGAGCAGGTCGGCCAGGACATCATCGATAGGATGGTGAAAGAATGCCCGGAATAACCGCGAGTCTGTCGAACGCTGCCTTCGCCATCTGGGAAGATGTACCTAAGAAAACTCGGCGCCCAGTTAATTCAATGGGGGGCCCCATGGAGCAAGGACGTTCTGCCTGGCTCTCATCGGTCATCATCGATCACCATCAAGAGATGAAGCGGTTCAAGCTCGATATTCAAGCGGAGCTGGATGAGAGGTTAGCATTGATGAGGAACCTTCGAGACATGACCGCATCCAGAGACAAGCTGCAAGAGATCGTGCTGGGGGCGAGCGAGTGACCGTTGTTATTTGTCGATGCGGCTGCAAGCAGAGCTTCAACTATGATACTCGTCGTTGTGTGCTCTGCAAAAAATGGATTAATGTCGTAAAGCGGGTCGAAGACCCCAAATCGTAGCCGCTACCCCCCTATGTGAAGGGTCATTTCTCGATTCTTTCAACGAAATAGTCGGGCGATAGGGCCTATGATTGGGAGTTGTGAAATGAAGAGCTCTTCCATGGCTTCCCATCGTTCCCGATCCTCTGGTGTTTCTGATTCAATGGCCTGCTTCCGTTTGTACATATACCACAGAGAGAAGTTCTGATAGAAGTTTGTCGGCCCCCCTACTATGGCATTGTATAGAAGAGGATCAGCGTGCTCCATCTCTCGTCGAGGATAAAAGAGAGTATAGAGGAGGGGGAGAAGTAAAATTGTTACTTCGGCATTACCTAGAAAAGTAGCAATCGGGTTCAGAATAGCGCCTACGCCTTGACCTACGTTTCTGATGGAATACGCCGTAGTTAAATCCTGGAGGATTTCTTTTTCTTTGTCCTGGAGGCTGATGCGGTACTCGATTACCTGGTCGGGGTCTCTCTTGGTCATGAGAACGCACCAGCCAGATCACCGAGGAGAGCTGCGATGTGGCCCGCCCCCAGGAGCCAGCCGAGGACGAATGCAAAGGCGTTGTCGACGACCAGGCGCTTCACCTGCTCGGGGAAGCTCTCCTCGTCGTGCTCGTGATGCTCAGGCATCTGGGGCCTCCGGGAAGGCGTCGTAGGCATCGTTAGCCTCATCGTGCTCCTGGGGGAGATCGCGGAGAGCCTGGCGGTACTCCTTCCAGGCGTTAGAAAGGGTGACGTCCTTGAGAGCTCGCCAGTCAGACCGGGCGAGGGCGTCGTCCCTCGTCATTCGGACCCGTTCCCAGGAGACATCGAACTCATCAACGCTGATGATGTCCGTACCATGATAGCTGGTCGTCGTTCTGTTCATCTTCACCAATCCAGATTACACATGATCCGTGCCTCGCTTGTCACCTGAAAGTTAGCCGGGGTGGTTGTCGCAGGTAGCGTGTGGGTGGTGCCTGTTTCTATGATCACCATCGAATACCCGTTCTCGACATCACCAGTAGGGCCGAGAGCAGCTTGAGTCGAGATGTTGATAGAAGACAGAGTGAAGCTGGTGTAAGTCGATCTTACCCAACCGAGCCAGTAGGTCGTTCCTCTCACAAGGGTTATCGTCGACGAGAAAGAGGTTTGACGTATGTTTCCAGTTGACACGTTCATGTCCATGGTGGCATAACCGAGAAGCGCGTCTGGCAGACCATCGGTTGAGCTGTATATCCCGGCGTAGAGGTTAGCACTCCCCGCCGAGGTTAGGTTGACTGTAAGACCGGCGACATCTCCATCATTAGGACAGACGAACGGGACATAGGCCGGGGTGTCGATAGATTGAACGTCGGTGCCCGTAGAAGGACCCAGGGATCCCCAGGGTGCAGCTTGAGTGATCGAGTAATACTTGTAGGTGGCATTCTCGAGCACTCCTACCTGATCCATGCCACCCCCACCACCGCTCAACCAGCCGTCGAAGGATCCCTTCGTCACCATCCTGGCGAATGCGATCAGGCATAGTCTTCGAAGCTCGTCCTCGTTCTGTTCCTCGATGGCTATGGGATCAGCTACGTCAGCCAGGGTATCTGCAGTGATATTCTCGAGGTCGAGGTTCTGCAGGAGGGTGTAGACCCTGGGCGAACGCTTGTCGGCATCTGGTAAAGGCATCACAACCACCCATCGAAGCTGCCCTTAGTCACCATGCGCGCGAAGGCGACCAGGCAAACGCGCCTTAGCTCGTCCTCGTTGAGCATCTCGATGCTGATCGGGTCGGCTACGTCTGCCAGGTTATCTGCAGTGAGGTTCTCGAGTGTTGTAGTCTTCAGCAGCTTGTAGACCCTGGGCGACATAACGGGTGCATCTGGTAGCGGCATCATCTCATCCCCACGACGAGCATGACATAGCCCCAGAAGTTGTTGGGGATCGAGCTAGAGATGTCGAACGGTCCCGGCCCTGCCCCGTTTCCGTTGCCGACTGCCCCTCCATTACCTGCTGCTGCTGCTCGAGCAGCTGCTGCGGCTGCCTTGTTTGCCGCAATCTGGGCGAGTCTAGCCTGGACCTCTGCAGTTACGTCCGCTGAGACCCCGCCGATCTGTTGACCTGTGCCGGATAAACCACTGTTTACCTGTACCAATGCCGACACCTCAGCATATTTTCTTGGACCGAGTCTTGACGATTCTCTCTATTGCATCGAGGTCTTTTGTCGAGATGAATCCCCTCATGTAGAGCTTCTTTGACTTCGAGAGGATCTCCGCGAGTCGTCTTCGGCCCGCAGCCTTAGTCATCTTCTTCAATTTCTCACCCCTAAGCACTCGTGAGGAACTGGGCTTTGAAATTAAGATTCACGGGAGCACTGAGATCCGCTGGCAGTGGTTGCTGGACTGACGGGTCGGTGTCGGTGACGCTGCCGACGACGTTGCCCAGGGCGTCGACGATATATGCTCCGTTGGTTTCGATTAGAGCTCCGTCGACTGTGATGAAAGTGGCGGACATGCAGGTCTGGCCCTGGAGCGTGTCTCCGATTGAGTTTCCAGTCTGGATATCGACTAGCTCGTTGGTGGCACCGCCAGTGGGCGTCACATGGAAGATCCTAGAGATTCCCTGATTGGTATAGACGGCGAGACTAGCCCCTCTGTCTGCGGCAGTCTGGGTCATCACCTTGAGAAGATCACCGGCCTGAAGTGTGAAGGGGGCCCACAACCTCGGAGTGAAGGTAGATGCTCCCTTCACGCAGACGGCGATGTTTGCAGCCACGACGCCCTGGCGGAGGATGTAAGCGTATGAGATGCCGACAGAGCCAGACACGAGTCCATGGGTGACAGTCTTGCCAGGCGCATAGTCGCCAATGTTGATCGCACTGACAGTGTACACGGTGTCAGTGGTCAGAGATGTCTCCGTTCCTTCTACGACTTCGAGCTTCAGCGGGATGTTCGTCCCGTCACTACATGCCAGGTTCCCTACACAAGTTGTCGTTGCCATAGAATCACAACCTCACTCCGATGCCTAGGGGCTTCATCATATTGCGATTCACATTAGCGATGGGCTTCCTCAGGAGCTTCTTAGCGAACTTGAAGGTGATGCCGATCCCTATTGCCTGCACGGCCATGGCCTGATAGCTCGCCATGAAGTTCGTCTGCATCGCATCGAATGACGATCCGGGGTCAGCGACCAGGGAAGAGAGTGAAACACTACCTCCGCCGTTCGTGGTGGCCATCGCTGTACCTCCAGTACCGTCGAATCCAATGAATCCTACGGGGGTATTGTTGGCAACGCCGCCGACGAGCACGCTAGCGTAGGCGTAGCTCTCTGCGAGGTTGATGAGGCTGATTGTCTTCGGTGATCGGCGTCGTGACTTCTTCCTTCTGCGTGCCATTGGGGGTGAAAGTGGACAAAGTCGCTATTAATCCTATTGAAAGTGGTCAATTGTCTACTCGAACTTACCATCAGGGGCTCTTTGCGTAACCACGGCGTCAATTGTGTTCATCTTCTGAGCCGCCATGCCTTGTATGAGCTGTGCTATCGCCCCTTGGATCGGGTTCGGCGGCTCGAAGTCACCGATCCCCCCATCCATGAGCCGGTCTATCGTACTCTTGAGTGCCATAGCCAGGCGTTCATCGAGTAATTCCAGCATGTTTGCTAGCTCGATCCGTAGCCAGAGGCCCAGGGAGATCGTCGACAGTATGGAAATCACCATCAAAACGCCTAAAATGATGATTTCTAAGCCTACCATGCCCGTGCAACCGCCGTCTACCGACCGTGCACCCGCTGTGCAACCCTTAATCTTCTCGTCCCAGAGCCTATTCGCTTCGCCCCAACCCGGCGGCTAAGAGTCTACACCGCCCCAATGGTCCGGACAAGGGGCCGTCGTCCCTATGAAGTTAGTGTGCCTTGCATCACCCTGAGCGAATATTATATTAGGTGGAGCTTCATCGCAGAGCCGTGAGAGAAGTCGATGAGACCCCCCTGGCTGAAGATGAAAGTGAAGTAGATCGCGTGATCGCCGCCAACGCGGTCTACGCATTGGAGAGATTGGACGAGCTCCAGGAAAGGATAGATCGGTTGCTAGTCAGAATAGCCAACCTAGAGGAGCGCAAGGTTGCCAACGAGAACAACCAGAAAGACCCGGAGTGGTACTGATGGATCTCACTGTCGCCGAACGGTTCTGGACGATGGACAATAGATTCTGGATTGTCTTTGACCCTGACTTCACCGAGGTCGGGAGTATGGTGATCGGCTTCATGCCCAGGGAAGAGCTCTGCTGCGATGGAGCCGAACTCGGGATGGATCATCCAGTGAAAGAAGTTGACATGGAGGAGTTGGGCGGCATCCTCAGTAATCACGGCTCGGTTTTGCTTTGGGATTTGCAGACGCGGGATACGTTGATGATGACGAAGAGGGGGAGGACATGAGCGACCGCCATGTTATCTTCTTCCGCGAACAGCTCATGGCGGTGGCCAAGCAGTTGACCGAGTTCGAAGGCATCACCGCGGTTGATTACGTGTTCACTGAGAACGGCGAACCGATCCGCATGGAATACCTATGGGAGGATGATTGAATGCATCTGATCTCAGCCACCCTGGATAACGAAGCCTATCGCATCTACGAATCATGGCCTCCCCGCATGAAGAGTTCAGAGATTCGTTATGCAATCAAGTTCACCGAGGATAACGGACCAGCGAACAAAATCGGACTAGCAGCGAAGCTGAGACAGTCGGAGAAAACCGTTCGGCATCTTCAGGAACATATTCTCGCCGTTGCTAACGGCGAAGAACCCCAGGAGTCCACTTCCATGAGGGATATACGTCTATTCGGGATCGATGACCCCAAAACGTGACCTATCCTCCCCACTCTTTTGACCCATTTTCATGGTTCTTGAGGGGTTAAACCGAACAGACTCAAGATTTGAGCCGTGATTGGGCTTGAAAGCCCGAATACACCGACTGTCGCACCTGCGGCAATGGCCTGTTGTCTCTGCGTGGTGAATGCGTCCATGATATCGGCCATGCTGGAGTCACTGGTCAACATCGCAGTCAAGAAGGTGAAGGTCACACCGGTGACACCTACAGCCGCGAGAATGGTCAGGAACACGATCATCCCTGTCACATCGTTCATGAGAGTGACTATCGGGGTGAATATTCGATTGATCTGATAGGCTCCGATCAGGGAGTCGACCTGGTCGTTCAATTTGTCCTGGAGGGAAATTCTGTACTCGATCACCTGGTCGGGATCCCTCTTCGTCAAGTCAATGCCCCCGCGATGTCAGAGAGCAAATCAATGACGTAGCCT